CCTTGGCATTGACATATTCATATATATCATATATCCTCGAATATGCTCAAAACTCCTTGTATTACTGACTTTCCACTCTCGTATTTTCCCGTAAAAAAATGCTTTTACGAGGAAATTTGCCCCTAATTTGTACCCCCGTGCCCCTAAAAAAAAAGAGGCAGCTTTAATGCTGCCCCTCCTATGTAAATTTTGAATTCTACTAACTATATCTATTATAACATCATACATTAATCTTTTCTAGCTTTACGTTCTTTTAACAATTCTTCAAATTCTGGAATGTCTTCTCGTTCCATTGTTTTGATAAAACTTCTTGCTGTAGATCTCTTATTAATATATCTTTTACGTTCACGATTATTATCATCCCATTTTTTATTGCTTCTTAGTTTAGCTTCAGATATTTTATTCATGTCCTTCTCCTAATTTTTTCTATAATTATATCAAAAATAAATTTATTCAACAACCCACGCTTTAGAAAATTCTTTATCTTTAAATATAGAAGCTAACCCACTTAATTGTTTTAATCTTAATAATTCATCTGCATCCATTCCAATATTCTTCATTATCCATCTATCAGAACAACCACTTTCTACTAATTCAGTTACAATATTAGTCATAAGTTCGACATCGTGAGAACCTCTTGCCCTATTGTGTCTGATAGTTGAAGCCATTCTATCACTTATAGGCTTATTAATAACAGATACTGGCAAACAGCCACCCTCACGCTCAAATATATCTTTATGCTTCTTAATCACAGTATATCTATGAAAGCCATCAACTATTTCAAACTTATCTATATCTTCTAAGTAGTAACACACGATAGGCATTGTGTAACCGTCCTCTAGAATTGATTTATAAAGTAGTTTCATTTCTGGCGGTGCTACATGATTAGGATTATAGCTATTTGCTTGAATTTTTTCTACAGGTACTCTTTTAATGTTATATACTGGACTACAAAATTGACTCATATTTCTTCATTATCTCCTTTCTTCTTTTCAATTGTTCTTTACTTATTCCAAATGATAAACTTTTACAGAAATAATCGTTTTTGATAATACACATTGCCATTCTTTTCCACGTTAAAACATCTTGCTTACTGTCTAATTCTGAAATAGTATCAACAACATGATTAAACTTAATTACCTCTTTATCCTTATTACCTCTAGTACTCATTTTTCCAGTTTGAAATATAGCTCCATTGTAATTGATATTTAATATATCAATATCTTCTTGTCTCATTCCAGAACCTTTCTCCGTCCACCATTTTATAAATTTATTAAACTTTTCTTTGTAATGATCACTAGCGTTTTTCGGTAATGTATCTAATAAGAAATATGTGAAGCTTTCCCATGTGTGACCTTTCGGTAATTTATAATTAGCTGTATTTATAGTTGAGTTAGCATAGATATTTCCAAAATTAGCTCCAGCAACTCTCCCAACTATTTTCACCCAAGTTTTAGGTTCAATAATTTTAAACATATTTAATCCAGCTTTTGCTGTATCTCCAAACGGTTCATCAATTCTCATGCTATTAATAGATACTCCAGCTTTGTACATTAAATCATAGAATTTATTATACTCATTCCCAGTTTTTCCATAATACGTCCAAATATCTTCCGTTGTATAATCGTATATAGGATAAAAATTAAATACATTATTGTCAACTTGTGTAGAATACATTATATCCTTGTATTTGTGTTTATTTTTAGTTGTTAAGGCTCTCCAACGGTTTAAACTCTCTTGTGTTCTAATACCTATTATACAGGCTGTTTTTTCACCTTTTCCGAACCATTTACCAAATTTTGCAACAAAGCTTTCAAAGGTCATATTGTATTTATAATATTCTATAGGATTATTATCCACATTAATAACATATTCCATTGTTGGCATTTCCCTTACCCAAATATCTTTCTTTTCAGTTTCCCACCAACTCCAAGTCATTTCATCGTATGATAAACTATTATCTGTAAGCATAGGTAAGCAAACCCAATAAGGTATAATTAAATCTTTATATTTTTCTATCATTTGAATTGAATAGTCAATAGTCATTTGATAATGTGCTTCTATGTCGATGAATAAGACACCTATTTTTCTATTTCTTTTCCTCGCTTCTTCACACATTAAATGCATGCACACTCCACTATCTTTACCTCCAGAGAAAGACACATATATATTTTCAAATTCATCAAATATATATTTCACTCTATCTTTACTAGCTTCAAATACATTTTCATCACAATATATTTTCAAAATACTCACTCCCTTCATTAATCTTATCTATCAACAATTCTTTTAAACTTCTTTTCTTTTCGTTATTTTCAAAGATCATGTTGAATATACCTAGATTAGATGTGAAATAAGTATATTCAATATCATTCTCTTGACCTATTCTTTTAATTCTACTAATAGCTTGTTCTGTTTTTGCATAATCAAATGTTATGCTGCTGAAGGCAACCTTATTACAAAATTGTAAATTCAAACCATAAGCACCTGTTCCTAACGTCATTACTAACGGTTTATTATCTTTTTTAAACTTCTCTTTTATTTCAGAACGTTTACTTAATGGAGTATCACCTGTGATTAAATAGCAATTCAATTGATTAGCTATATTTATCGCTTCACTAACTAAAGTACAAAACACTATTATCTGATTTTCATTTTTAACATATTTAGCTATTTCCACATGTCTTTTTTCATCATTAAAACAACTATAAGCTAGATTTTGAAATTGATCTATTATGCTTTCTCCCTTACTAATTGAGTTGAGTAATTTTTGCTTTTTACGATTGTAACTTTCCTGTGCTTCTTCACTAGCAATTATTCTAATGTGTTTAACCTCTTCATTTTTATCAAATTTAAAATCACATTCAAATATATACGGTGCTATAAGTTTGTGTAAATAGTCTATGTTAACATCAGATAACTTGTAAAATGCTTTAGGACGTTGACCAACTTTCTTATAGGATATCTTTTTAAAAAATACATTTAAGAATTCTTGCTTACTCATCCCTATTATCTTATCACTTAGAAAATTCATCTGATTGTAAATATCCCATTCATTTTTTGTTAACGGTGTGCCATTTAAAATCAATCTATAATCGCTCATTTTAGCAATACTTATAAGCCTTTTATATCGTTTTGTATCATCATTTTTAATAAATATACTTTCATCAGCAACGATGAATAGCTTTTTATCTTCTATTTCTTCAAGTAATTCAACATAAGTTTTATCACTATTTGATAAAGTTTGATATCCTATAATTTTATAATCTATATCTAACGTCCATTTGTTTATTTCATCTTGTAGATTATCTTTTGTAGAAAAAGGACAGAAAAACAAAACTAAATCACAATCTGTAGTTTTAATTAATTCTAACGCTACCTTAGTTTTTCCCGTGCCTTGTTCCATGAACAAAGCACCTACTTTTAATTTTTTAAATTTCTCAAATGCTTGTTTCTGATTTTCTGTAAGCATACTAACGCTCCAATTCTGAAATTATTTCCACATTCTTGTTAATTTTAACAGGCTCTGTTATTTCTAAATAACTTGTGTCATCTTCTTCTGTAAGTTGATTAAAGCATAATGCTAATTCTTCACCACATATTTCTTTAGTTGTTTTATCATTTTTGAAGATTTTAAATCTAAATTCATCTGTGTAGGATAAACTTAAGAAATATCCATTCCCTTTTTTTAGCGGTCTAATTAATTTAGAAGGATGCCAAAATTTATAATTTTTATAATATGAACTGTTGGGCAGTTTGATTAAAACCGCCCTGTCAGTTTCATATTCAATGTTTTGTTTATTAAATTGAATTGTTTTCCACATATTACAGATACTCCACTACAGCTTTATCTAATTTGTATCTGATCTTTTCACCGTTAAATTTTTCTAATTTCATATTCCATTTACAACCATCAATTGTAAATTCAATAACCTCATTACCTTGTTTAGATATATAAATTCTTTTATCTTGTGCAATATCTTGAACATATTGAGGCTCATATCTAATATTATATGGTTTAAAACTGTATTCTAGTTTATTATCTTTTACTTCTTCTACTAATTCCCAATCAACTAGAATAGCTTCTAATACTTCTAAAATTGTTTCATCTTTTTGATTTCTATTATCAATTTGATTATTTTCAAAATCAAAACTTTCTTCTAAAAAATCTCCATATATACCGTAAATTCCTGCGTTTGAAAAAGCAAATACTCCAGCATAATTTTTAGTATCATAGTTAGCTAAATATCTGTTTATTCTTTTGTGTTTAAGGGCGAAGTTTAATTCGCCCCCATTTATTACTGTTTCTTTCATTAAATTTAATATTTCTTGTGCTTTCATTTTCATTTCCTCCTATTTATCTTCTTCTTTTTTATATTTGTAAAACATTGATTTTTTACCGCATAATCTTATAAAATCATCTTGAATTATTTTAATTAAGGAAAAATGAGACACGGAAATAAAATTAATCATTTAGGAAGAAAAACCGCTCATAGAACATCAATGCTTGCTAATATGGCTTGCTCATTGATTGAGCATAAACGCATCAACACTACGTTGGCTAAGGCAAAAGCTCTTAAGATATTT